CGCTGTTGACGGAGAACATCCAGACCGCGGCCGGTCAGCAGACCATTTCCCGGCAGGCTGCGGAACGTGGCACCGGTATCGAAGAGATCGTCATGGACGATTTGTTTCGTCGTTACGCCACCAACCTGGACTCGACACTGATCAATCAGGCAACGACTGGTCTTGCTGCAGTCGCTGCGACGATCACTTATACCGACGCCAACCCGTCTGGTGTTGAGGTGTGGCCGAAGTTCCTGGCTGGTGCTGCCGCTACGGAAGCAGCGCTGCTGGGTTTCGCACAGCCTGATGTGGTGCTGATGCACTCTCGGCGTTGGTACTGGCTGCAGAGCCAGCTGTCTTCCCAGTGGCCGCTCTTCGGGCAGCCGAATATCGCCGACAACCGCGGTGGCGAGAACTATGCCACCTCCTATGGCCGTGGTGCGAGAGGTATCCTGCCTAACGGCATGGTTGCGGTAGTGGACAATAACATCGCCACGAACACAGGCGCAGGCACTAACCAGGATGCGGCTTTTGTTATCGCTACTGACGAATGTCACCTCTGGGAAGATCCGGCAGCGCCAGTATTCCTACGTTGTGAGCAGCCCGCGGCCGCTAACCTTGGCATCCTGTTGGTCCTGTATGGGTACTTTGCTTACTCAATGCGACGGTATGCTAACGCTATGTCAGCAATTGTGGGGACTGGCATGGTAACACCTACGTTCTGACTCTCTGTAGTCGTTTGACTACTAACTGAGAGGAGAAGAGATGGCTAACTATTTCAAAGCCGGTAACTCGTACTGGCACGAAGCGCAGATAACCAATATCGAAGTGCAAACTAATGGTGATGTCTGGGTGTACTACAGCGGCCGAGACTATTTTAAGGCGCATTTAGGCTCTAGTGCGGCTGCGGCTATTACCGCATTGAACACGCTGATAACTGGCACAAGCCCGTATGACTTTACCTCGACACTGATCTAAGGAGCGCTATCTTGTGTCGCTAAGACCTATGTTGGTGGATACCGCGATACCGGTAGCCACTTTGCGCGCGGCTGGCACGTACTCGTCGGGGCCGATCGCCAACCCCGGCGCGACCAGCAACGTCGGCCTGTGGGTGTTCGCCTCAGCGGTGGGTGGCACCACGCAGACGCTAGATGTCGTATTACAGACCAGCCCGGACGGCACGACCTGGACATCACTGACTAGCTCAGCTATTACGCAGATGACCGCGATAGGCAGTGCGCACGCTAATGCCTACGTACCGGCTGAGTACATTCAGGTGCTGGCCACCGTAGGTGGCACTGGCAGCCCTACGGTCACATTTCGAGTAGAAGTATTGGTGGTGCCTGGTGGCTGATGACGACACGAACACAGGGCCAGAAAAGTACGTCCTGCCAGATCCGGAGACTGCGGGCTCGGAAGCGGTGACCGACATCCCTGCACCAGGAGCTGACCTCAGTGACGCTGACCCGGAGAGCGACCCTGGCATTCGGAAGGCTCAAGAGCTGGGCTCTGATTACCAACGCGCCGGCCAGATTCGCCAGGCTCTCTCTGAGCACCGCAACGCCACACGGCAGGGCAACACTGAGCGGGTGAAGGCAGCTCGAAAGAACCTGACTGCGCTCGGCTTCGAGGGTGATCCTGAAGCTGACGATGAGACTACTGAGGATGACGGCAAGACACCCCGCGGCCGGCAAACTCGCGAGAGCAAGGCAGTCAGAACTGACGCGCCAGCAGCGAAGGATACTGGCAGCACGAGCAGCACACCGCGGTACTCGACGTCGACACCACCGAAGACAGATACATCTAAGCGCTAGTCGTCGCAAGGATATGGGTTGATTTTTGGTCCGAAATTATGCGCAGTAAAGCTGTGGTCATAGGAATCATCAAGAGCTGATTTCTTTGTTAGCCTATTGTTGCCATGATGGCCACAAGAACAGCGTAAATGGTATGTAGTGGGGTTGCTACGAGTGTCTTTCCAGATGGCATCGTGAATGTCTCTCATAGGTTAGACTCTACCACAGACTGCACTACCAGTCTAGGAGGCGTCTGTGACTCAAGTTCAGTGGGTGACGCTGGAAGCACTGAAGAACGACCAAACGCTGGACAACGCGCTAACCCCACATGACGACGAAGCGCTGCAGCGAACCCTGGACTCAGCGATGGTCTGGGTCCAGGCACATCGGCCAGACCTAAGCTATAACGGAAGCTGGACGGTGCCGCTGGATGTGCAGCTCGGCACTATCCGGCTCGCTGCCCGATGGTTCGTACGCCGGATCTCACCGGATGGGCTGGTGGGGCTAGGAGACGTCGGCAGCGGCATGGTGATGCGTGTCGATCCTGACATCTACATGCAGCTAGGCATTATGGGCGGTCTCGCTTAAAAATTGGCCTAATTCAGCAAGTTTTCTAGCGGGATTTCGTACGATTACGCCCGCTTCACTGCGTAAGCAAGTCCAACAAGTAATAACATCTCGATGGCTGTTTATGTATCTTCCGTAACTATTGCACAGCGGCCATGGGTAAGTATGACAGCCACTTTGTATATGCACTATCTTATGTCCGTATTTCGCATGGCATGCATTTTTCATCTTAGGATGATATCGGAGGTGTCAGGTGACTGCTGCGCTGACACCGATTGCTGACGCTACTCAGCGGCTCGCTGCTGCGTTGATCATTATCCCTGGCATCCGGATCAGCACCAACATTGCTACCCCGATCAGCCCACCGGCAGTGGTGGTCGGGCCTCCGCGGCTGGGTTATGTCGGGGAGGCCAGCGTGGGTGGCCAGCCGCTCACGGTGCAGTGGAGCCTGTATCTGGTGACTGGCGTCTCGCAGTACGCGCTTGATCAGCTGTTGACGCTGGTAGGGGCGATCACTGAGGCTGTGGAGCGCTACACACCGGGGGTGGTGCTGTCGTCAGGGCCAGGCACGTATCCGAGTCCTAGTGGAGCGCTGCCGTGCTATATCACCGTGGTTCAGATGGAGCTGAACGCTCGATAACACGTAAAGCTGCTGCGTTTATGTGATTTGCCACAGCTTGCCATGGGTCTGGAAGATGTGTGTCGAGAGTGAAAACAACCCCAAATTCATCTGTCATCTCAATGACAACATGCTCAGGTATGATAATCTCATAAGGCTCATGTTCGCAAATTGCAACATACTCTTTGTATGAGTTACGCATGATATCTTTATGTGAGGCATGCATGGTGTAATCGCTCATGAGGTCTATAGCTGAATAGTCTCGACGTATGTTAATACCTATAAGCTGTTTGATCGGATACCAAGGAAACATAGTCATACTACGTATAATACCACACACTGCATTGTCAGTCAACTGGAGGCGCAAATGACTGCCCCAATTTACTATGGCGGGCCGATCACTGCGCCCAGTGGGCTATTGGTTCATACTCGCAGGCTGAAGATCGTTGTATTCACACTTAATGGCGTAGATCAGTCGATGCAGCTGAACAACTGGTCGATATTGAACAACACGGTAGATGGGACTAAGACCTGGAGTTACGGAGGGAACCTTAGCGAATTCAGGACGGAAACGGACAATGATTACGCTTTGCAGGTGAAGTTCTTTGCCGACTGGCGAGCCGGCGGGATCTCTGATTATCTGTGGAACAACAGCCGCGCTTATGCTGCTTTCGTGCTGGACCACATGCCTGATGTCGTCGGTGAGCACGTACGCTGGTCAGGAACTTGTGTGATTAAGGCGCCAACGGTAGGTGGCGACTTACGCACGATTGAAGAAACATCAATTACAATGCTCATTCTTGGTGTGCCGACGTTCACTCGGGTTGGTTAGTCTTCCACGGCCTGTAGTGCAGTGATAGCGACTAGCCGTGCTTCACGCGTACGTAGTCTAATCCAATTATCACAAGCATCACGAGCTATGCGAACAAGTCGAGCTTTACGCGCGGCATTTATTAACTTTCGTGCTTCATCACTGTCTGCAGGAATAACGCGTGAGTATCCGCCCCATGTGCCTGGTGCATTGTAGACTTGAGTAGCAATCTTAAAACGATGGGATAGCCCATCAACAGTAAAGCTCTGTGTTGCGATTTTATCAACGAACGATAGCTTAATGTGTTCCGTGTGATTGCCAAAAGTTTGGACGAGTACTTTGGCGCCGGGAGTTAGCCAATCGGGTGCTGTAGGTGCGGGCTTCGTAGGCATAGCTAGATACTACCACATGCTGTACTGTCAACACAAGGGAGGTGTCTGTGGCACTCTCCACAGTGATCAGCCTGTCGGTATCAGCGACGATCGCCAGCAACCCGATCACCGGCTCCACAGTCAGCGCTAACTGGTCGAAGTCCTACGGTGCGTCGCTGATCAGTGGCACGGTCGCTGGTGCGGCTGACACGGCGTGGTGGTCGTTCCGGACGCTGACGGCCAGTGCTACGGAGAACATCGACTTTGCCGGCGCGTTAGCTGACCCTAGCTCGGGCGCGACACTGACCTTCGCCCGGATCAAGGCCCTGATCGTCTCAGCCGCGGCAGCCAACACCAACAACGTCGTCGTAGGCGGTGGCACAACTACCATGACTGGCCTGTTCGGCGCGACCACGCACACCACGATCTTGCGGCCAGGCGCTACCGCGATGTGGATAGCGGGAGTCGCCGATGCTACGGCCTATCCGATAACTGCTAGCTCAACTGACCTACTGCAGATCGCTAACTCAGCAGGTACGACGTCAGTTTCTTATGAAATAACAGTGATCGGAGCATCAGTGTAATGCAGTCGTTCCTGATTACTCCTGATGGTGGTAAGCCGTTCATGCTCACAGCACGCGCACGCGATGTCAAGAAGTGGGAGAAACGCAGCCAGCGTAATACATTGCGAAACATGGCTGAGAATCCGTCGATGGATTTTTGCTATTCTTTAGCTTATCTTGCGCTCAAAGAGCAAGGTGAGCATGAAGTTCCTTCGTTTGATGAATTTGTTGATAGCTATGATGTTCTACCTCAACCTGATGCAGTATCCGGCCCATTGAGCTATGATGAATTGTTGTTGGTTATCGAGAGGGTGACAGAAGCTGAAGGCAGTTCAACAGACATTGCAGACGCTGTGATGACTATGCTGGAAGACATACACAAGAATTCCATGAACCCTACGAAGCCGGGTCGGTGACTCGGCTTACTATAGAACTTGCAGTTGCTACTGGGATTTCGCCTGATATTTGGGCAGATCAAGGATGGCGGGGCATTAAGACCGCTATTGAGATAATGAACAAACAAAATGAGAAACAAGATCCCGAAGGTAGGCAGATGTCGGGATGACTAGCTTCTTTGGTTTGTTATTCGGCACGAGCAGCAGTAGCGGCACGAGTAATCAAGATCCGTCTACGCAAGACGCAGCAGCGCAGGATGCGTTCGAGGGTGACAGTGGCATCGCTGCGAGTAATCAAGCGTACTCGTTTGACTCTCCTGATCCAGGCGACGCCAGCCTCAATACTGGGGTAGCCGGTACGACGGTACGGCCCGGTGATGAGCCTGTTGCTGGTGCAGAGCTCAACACTGACATGGCCGGCGCGGAGATGGACCCGCAGATGGCTGCGAGCTTGTCGCAAGCTAATGCACAGTTAGGTCCGAGCATGTTGGACAATATGCGTAGTTCGATATCGGATAATGCGCCGTCCAACAGCACGACCTCACCAACTGTGCCGCCGATACTGCCACCAGATCAAAGCCCGCCATTTGGCGCTAGTGCGTCATCCGTAAGTGGGTTCCCAGCATCTTTGACGCCATGGAATCAGAGTACGTCAATGGCGATGAGTGGGTCGCCGGACTCTGATGATCCTAGCCAGATGGCTACTCAGCAAGCAATGGACAAATCATTGTCTGGCTGGGGTTCTAGTGGTGGCAGCAGCAGCAATGACACCGCTCAACAGGACTACGGTTCAGGATTCAACGATTCGGTGTGGTCCGGTATCGATGGTGTAAGCACGGTGGGCCAGGACCAAGCTGCCGGTGACACTGACGGAGCCTGGAGCAACCTAGGCGGCTGGACGACGGTAGCGCAAGATAACGCCAGCGGCGCGAACACCCCTGGAACTGGCTTCAACTCGCTAGGCGGTTCTGAGGGCGGCAGTTGGGCAGGAAACACCGCGTACATGCCGGATTCCGGTCCTGAGTCGCGGGGCTATGACGAAGCAGCAGGATCGAACTTGATTAAATCCGGTGACTTGTACAGCGCGAATCCGTCGTTTATGGCTAAACTTTATTCTGGATAGGCGGTGCGATGACTTCCGGCATCATCGCAGGGCCATCCACAGCAGGGTCAAATAACGCATCAGCGCCTACTCAGCGCAATATCATGATTAACTTCAAAGGGTCGGTCAGCAGCTTGCTGTCTTCAACTAAGCAGGCTACCGCGATTCTTGGTAAGATGGGCGACTCCGTTGTCAATGTCGGCAAGATGTTCGGAGCCGCACTGACCGGTAATATCAAACCGCTGGTCAATGGCGTGTTCAATGCATTGGGTAAGATCGCTAAACTATTCTTGATTATGCCAGGGTTCTTGCTGGCTTTAGTTAATCCGATGAACGTCGCGCAAATGGCGATGGCGAACTTCTCGACAGCCATCAGTGCGTCATCGCCAGCTGAGTTTGTCGCGGCTACTCGTAATATGGCGCCAGCCATGCAACAAGCGGTAATGGCTGTTCGGTTACTGGAGCCACAGCTCAAGAATTTGTACGGGATTATTCAGCAAGGATTCTGGGCTGGTTTCGCGGGAGATGTCAACCAATTAGCGACAGCATACTTTCCGATCCTCAGCACTGGCTTGGGCGGCATTGCTACTTCACTGGGTGATCTGCGTGAGAAGCTGGTTCAGTTCTTGCTGCAACCACAGGTAATAGCGGCGATACAAAACTGGATGACAGCGTTTTCTGGCATGGGCGCGAAAATCTTGCCGATCATTGAGTCCATGCTGCCGACCATGATCTCACTGTTTACGAGTTTTGCCAATATCCTGATCAGCTTGTTGCCCTTGCTGCAGGTGCTGATGGGTTGGCTCGGCAGCATCATGAACTTCATCGCCCCGATCCTGTCCGGCCTCAGCGGTATCACGAGCAGCGCGGGTGCGGTCGGCAGTGTCGCAGGAGCTACTGGCGGAACGAGCAGCACCAGCAGCGGTGGCGGTATCGGTGGATTCTTCAGCGGCATTATCTCCGGTATCGGCTCTTTCTTCTCTTCGATCTTCGGTGGTGGCAAAGCTGCTGGTGGCCCGGTGATGGGTGGCCGAAGTTATCTCGTGGGCGAGCACGGTCCTGAGATCCTTCGCATGGGTGGCAGTGGCTTCATCACACCGAACGCAGTCATGGGCGGCAATCACTACCACCAGGTCACCGTGAAAATCGGGGAGACGGAGCTGCAGAACATGGTTACCAACCAGATCAGCATGATGA